CGGGGGTCGTCTCCATGAGTGTTCCTGCGGATAGGAACACGAGTCCCGTTGATCCCGGTGCGTTACCGGATTCAACTGCCTTTGTGAACCTTGAAGTGGACCAGTATCAGGCTCTTCATCCGAATGTGGTGCTCGGTGGCCCAAAACCATCTGTAGCTCTGCGGACAGAACCTGAGGCTGAGAAACCTGCAGCACATGACTCCGGAGTTAAATCCGTTGAGATTGTGAGTTTTTACGAAGGGTTGTACGCACGTGTGATAAAGGTAAACGCTGTCATGGTGTGCAGTATTCTGTACGTCTTTCAGCTTTACCTTGCTTTTTACGCTGTGCGAGCATATCTTCGTAAGATTTCAACTTTTGCTGACCGTTCACGTGAGGCGGCTGATGAAGCGCGGGAGCTCAAGACACGCAGTCGTGCATCATACTCTAATGCAGACTACAATAGTCTTTGCACACGTCTTGTCAACACTCGCAAAGTGTTGGAGGAGATGCGTGCTGAGATACCATCTTTTTGGTCGGTATTGTGGCTGTGCATTGTGATGCTTTCCCCTTTTGGTCTGATTACCTATTTTGTTCTCGTTTTTATTCCACGCTTGTGTTATCGCGGTCTGCGTTGCCTATTTCATCTAGTTAATGATCCGATCCTACAGTTGGGTCAGATTCATGAAGCTAGACAGAATTTAGACGAAGCATTTCGATCTGCTGGTTTGCTCAAGCCGTTGGAACAGGAACCCAACAGAAACCCCAAGGTGCCGCATGTCACTGTGACAAAGAGAGTCCCTACCTGCGATTGCCATCCGAATGATGAGGAGTCGGATGAATCAGATTCATCTAGCTCTTCAGAAAGTGATACTTCGTGCACTAAATGCACCAAGTCTTCATCTGACGAGAGCTTTGAAGCTCATAGCACTCGTCACAAACGGAGAAGCAAACAAGGTAAAGGGCGATCTTTTAACTTTGGCCGACACTCAACTCGTTTCTGGAATGCTAGAGGTGGTCAGAAGTGGAAGGGAGGTCGAGTGTTCTGGTCTCGTAAAGAGCACAAGTGGGTGTGGTATTCCAATGAGGAGTTGGCAGAACGCCGCGCTCAAGGTGATTTCGATCCCAACTATGAATATACTGTGGAGCATGACCCAGATATTGTCGCGCGAGCTGACAATATCTTTGCTGCAAAGTATGGACAGGTACAACTCGGAGAAGATATGCCTAACACAAGTTGGGCTGATTTAGCCGAGGAGTATAATGAGATTGTTGATGACCTTGAGGAAGCAGAGCGAGCCGAATATGACGTCCCTGAAGCCATAGTCGGATCTACTGCTATTACTTCTCCTGCACCGCCTGTGATTCCGCGTGATGACGGGAAGTTGTACGCGTTGATAGCAGATATTAGCGAACGGCTTAAAAAACTAGAACAGCCGCGCGTAGCAGCCTCAGTCGCAAAAACGGCACCTGCTAAGTTGGAGTCTAAGACGAATGAACCGGTCTATCCGATTCAACCAACCGTGACTCTTCTTGACAGTTCTCGTGCTGAGTTGTGTTCTGGGACTGTGATTGGCAATGTACTTGTTGTCAATGCGCATGTTCTGGCGCAATCAAATAAGCCTGCCTTTGTTCGTTCCGGTGATATTGAGGTTGTTTTACACCTTGATTCCGTAAAACGTACAGAGTTAGGTCCTGATTTGGTTGCATTAAGTGTTCAAATACCTGCTGCCGAACACATTAGCGTGAAGCGATTGCGTCCCCCGAATGTGAATGAGCGTGTCGGTGTGTTGTCGACCGTGAACCGTGCGTTTTCAACCGGTGTTGTCACAAGGGAGGCTGGAGGGGTCTGTTATTATTCTCCTACAACAGATCCAGGTCACTGCGGCTCACCTGTCGTGGCGACTGATGGGATGGTGGTTGGGTGGCATTCTATTGGAGGTAAGGGCGAGAATGGATTCGTTCGTGTCACTCCTGGCATGATCGAGTTTTTTCGCGACCTTAGCGGTTTTAAAACCGCTCGGGTTACCGCCCCTTCCACCAGTAATGCGCCACTCTCGTTGGAGTCCGCATCCCGTCCCCAGCAACGTCGTTCCTCTCGTCGCGCACGTCGGCCTCGACGTGCGGCCGTTGCCTCGCAGTAAGTTTGCTGAGAGGGGACCTGTCGAGGGGTATGGAATTGCGCCTCTCGACTCGTGGTCCCTGTGGAATGGTGTGGCGAAGTTCCGGCACGATCAAGCAAGTCTCGAGTCTGAGTTCATCCCTTTTGCATTGGCTTTTTTGGACTATTGGTTTCCTCTAAAACCGACTGACCTTATAACGCCTGTGCAAGCGGAAGCGATGTTACTAGACCCAGAACACTCCGGAAAGGCTTGTGGTTATCCTGCAAGTTTTTACGGTTGCAATACTAAAGGCGACGCCGTGCGCAAGTTGGGATTCTCTCAATTGCGGCACTGGTACGCTAATAATACTGCTGTTGTTGGGTCGACATTAAAGGATGAAATCAGGCTTGTTGGCAAAGATGCTCGGCTGTTTCGGCCGATGGATGCTAGTGCGTATCTGGAAGGCACAGAGTTGTTTACTAAACAAAACATGTATATCATGTCTGCTCTGTTGAGCAATCCTGTGTTTGTACAGTTCATTACTCCTGGCAACGACATTACTAAGCTTCATCAGTTGCTGAAAAGCTTTAGTAAATTCATTTATTGTGCTGATGGTAGTCAATGGGATGCAAATTTCCCCTTGATTATTGCCTCCATAATATGTGCTTGGCGTTGTAGGGGTATGTCGCGCCAGTACCGTCGACGCTGTTATCGTTATTACTCGATGATGTATAACGGCTATACCGATGTAGCTGGGTGGTTTCTGCGGCTTGTTGGACAACCGTCCGGTCATTGCAATACAACGATTGACAACTCACTGTGTCACATGATTGCGTTTGCATATCATGGTTGGCGTCATGGGCTCTCTATTGACGACATTAACTCTACGGTGAAGTTCTTTTGTTGTGGTGATGATTTGATATTTGCTGATCGAAATGGACTGTGGATTCCTGAGCTGTTAAATGAAACATACAATCTGTTAGGCATGTATCTGGAATTCGAATCGCTCGAACCCGGATTGGGTACGTTCGTTGGGTCCGTTCCGTCGTCACGAAGATGGAATGGTACATTATTCAACGGGTATACCCTGCGCCTGGCTCATGCGCAAGCTTCATCACAATTTGTTAAGAAGACCTATACACCTTTAGATCATATTGGCAAATTGTGCTCCCTTACGCAGTTGGTGTTTTGTGATGAACAGTTCTTCACGTTCATGTCTCAGCATGTGCGAACTGTCGCGAGTCGCTACGTGAGTGATGGACTCATTTCCGTTTACTGTGATCAGCTTCGTGGTTTGTTGGCCTCTATAAATCCTGACCACCTGGTTAGGGTTTATTCTGGCTGGGAGTAGTGTGTGCGTTTTTTCACACATTGCGATGTGTTTAAACCGTCGATCGCTAAATTCTTGAACCGGTTTAAATGCATTATCATGTCACAAGCTTTGATGGCACAGTTTGGGCCCATGGCACGTAGGGCTGTCGCTTTGGGAGCTAGAGCCTACTTGAGGAATCGTAAAAAGAGGACTCGAGCGGGCAAGTGGGTTCTTGGTAGCCGTCTGTTGGGACTACCCTTTAGTCGCAATAGTACGCCAAGAGCCTGGCTACGGCGTCGTCGTGGCGGCAACCGAGGCGGCGGTGGCGCGTTCTCCGCGTTGGACACTCGTGGTGTTAGTACGACGTCTTCAGTTCCTGTTACACTCGGGGCTGTTGCTCGTCGCGTTAATGCACCGATGTCCAGGATTGAGACGGGTAACGAGGATTTGGGCCTAGTGGTTAATTCTAATCCTTCGGCATCTTATCAATGCTGGAGCATTTCTATTAATCCTGCTGAGAGTGCCAACTTTGCACGGCTTGCACAGTTGACTACTCAGTTCCAAAGGTACAAGTTCTCGAATATCGAGGTCGTGTTTACTCCCTTTACTGGAGTGAATCAGACAGGAGAAGTTGCTTTTGGCTTCTCCCCTGATCCGCAACATAAAGAGCCGAAAAACATGACTGAGCTTATGGGTTTGCACGGTGCTGTACGGGCACCTGTGTATTTGCCCAGCAAGTTCACGATCCCTTCTCAGTTGTTTTCAAAGGCACTTGGTATGTACACGGTGAAGCAGATGGCTACCCCGGCGACTCAAGATGACAGTCTCATTAATTCGGTTGGCCGTATGTACACTGCAATCCAAAATTGCACTGCAACAGCTGCCCAGCCTATTGGTAGGTTGTCATGTTCGTATCGTCTGACTCTGGATGACCCGATAACTAAGCCCGAAGGGACTGCGTTGTCAGGTCACTATGATCTAGGTGAGTGGCCTCATGATGAGCCGATAAGTGTCGAAGATCCGGTGACGGAGTACGTCAATGCTGATGGAGTACACCCTCTGTACGTCCACAACGGACATCTTCGTACCCGTATGCGATACTCGTCGGTTCTGATGCTTACAGCGTCCAGTGCTGCTGCGTTTGACTTCGAGCTGACTGACTACACTGATGATCCTGCCGGTGTGGTTGTTGGCGCGTCGGAAAACTTCTCTTGGGGTGCTGGACCCTATTATCGCGTGGTCATGTTCAAGTTGCAGCCTTCATGCTCATTCGGTATCGTTCCGAGTGAGACTTTGACTTCTTGTCATGTTCACGTGTTCCCGTGTGTGCACGAAATGCCCTTGATTACGTAGATCGAGCGCCCACGAACGATAAATCGCACCTGCCTTAATATCCCTAGCG